TTAAAATGGCAGCTCCCCGTCATCATCCGTCAGCTCTTCGAACTCCGCCCCACCAGACCCCGGTTCCGCCGGGGGCGGTGTATAGGCTCCGCCGGATTCCGCACCGCCTTCCGCGTCCCGCTTGGAGTCGCCGAAGTAGACATGCTCGGCCAGTACTTCGGCGGTGCGGCGCTTGTTGCCGTCCTTATCCGTCCAGTCCCGGAGCTGCAAACGGCCCTCCACCACGGCCATGCGGCCCTTGGTGAAGAAGCGGGAGACAAATTCGGCGGTCTGACGCCAAGCCACGATGTCGATGAAATCGGTGCCCTTCTCGCCGGTGGCCTTGTCCTTGAAGTCCCGATCCACCGCCAAGGAGAAGTTTGCCACAGACACCCCGCTCTGCGTCTGGCGCAGCTCGGGATCACGGGTCAGACGGCCCATGAGAATAATCCGGTTCAGCATGTATGCTCCTCCAAAACAACGGTGGTGACGGAAGGCTGGGGCTCCTCATAGCCCCGCACGTCCTGCACCTCCTCCACGGTCTGGATGCCCAGCAGCACCTCGGGGCAATGGGCGCGAGCAAAGAAGGAGGCGGCCCGGTACATCATCATCTGACGGGGCATGGTTTTCCACTTGGAGCCGCCTTTATCCATCCAGCCCTCGTCCTTCGCCATTTTCAGGGTGATGGTGTCGGAGACGCACTGTGTGCCGTTGGACAGGCGGGTGGCGCGAGCAAAGCAGCCCTCGGAGGGAGTTCCGGTCTCGCCCACAAATACATATTCCAGCGGCGTGAACTTGCCGCAGCCGTTGACCGCGGCCGCGCAGAAGGAGCCGCTCCAGGCAGGCTTTCCCTTCACCACATAGAGGTTCTGCATGACCATCATGGGAGAGAGCCCCTGACGGTTGGCAAGGTCGATAGCAATCAGGCAGTTCTCCGGGCTGTTGCGGTAGCTGTCCGGTACCAAGCCAGAGCGGGAGAGCATACCAGCGGTGCGGTACGCCAGGTTCATAAGTTTGGTGTCGTTCCACATGGTCAAGCCGCCGGGTATTGTGGGTGCGGGGGTAAGAACCGGGGCCTCAGCGGACTCCTGGGCGGTTACAACTTCATCAGGCATTGCGTTTCCTCGCTTTCTTTTTTAACGCACTGTGGAGGGTCAGGAGAGCCTCCGGTAGCGCGTCGTCTCGGTCGAAGGGCTGGAGCTTATAGGTTCCATCCTTCTTCAGATGCAGAATAAAGAGCTTGTCCACGGGAAGCCCCTGGGCATCCAGCAACCAGCGGTAGAGGTTGAGCTGGGCGGCACAGAGGGGGCTATGGATTGTATAGCTGGTCTTGATATCCACCAGGGAGCATACGCCGTCCACGAGGCCGTAACGGTCAATGGTGCCCGCGTAGCGGCGCTCCGGGTGGTGGGAGGCGTACTCAATTTTCCGCCACTCCACCGCGTGTTCCCGGCGGAATTTCAAATAGGCTTGTAAGTAGGGTAAAATGGCGTCCTGCACATCCACGGAACCGAACTTATCCAGCGACTCACAGGCTTTGTGGACGGCGGTGCCCCGGTCTGCGGCATTGTCGAGCCTCCATTGTGCTACATCTCCGTAAATCTCGCGGGAAAGAAAGCGGCACAACTCGGATACGCTTGGCAGCTCCTCCCCGTCCAGGGTATATTTGTGCCCCTGGTCAAAGAATAGTAAGGTCGCCATCAGACATACCGCTCCACTTCCAGCCCCATCTCCAGCGCCACCTGCTCCGGGCAGTCATTCAGGGCCTTGTTGACCGCGGCTCGGAAGCAGTCCGGGCAGAGCCACCGCCCCTCCCACTGAAACCGTGCCTCGCCGTGGTAGACCTCCTGGCGGCACTTCTCGCAATAAGCAGATGCCGGAGTCGTCTGGCTGTCATACAATGGGATGTGCATTACAGCTCCTCCTTCTCCAGTCCGTTTCCCTGGATTTCGATATAAGAACGGTACATAGATCCGCTTTGCTTCTCCTTTCCTATGGAAACTACATAGCCCAGCTTAAGAAGAAGCGTACCAAGGTCAAGCCAGTCCTGATTGGACATATTTCCATTGCGCTTTTGATACAATTTCATTTGACTTTCCTTTCTAATCGTTATAAAATGTAAATAAACAAATGTTTCCCTTGCCGCCCTCCGGTCTCGCACACCGGGGAGCGGCGCTTTTATTGCTCCGGGATAGTGATGACCGCCCACACATCGTCGATGCTCTCCGCGCCCTCCAGTCCAGTGATCTGGATGGTAAGCGGGCCGGTGGGCGTGGGGGCCGGAGTGGTGGTTGCCGCCGGGGTCTCAACGGTCTGTGGTTCTGGGGCGCTGATAACTTCCACCAGCAGCACCAGGGCCAGCAGCAGGGCAAGCGACACTATGCTCGTAATCCAGTAGCGGTTCATAATAGCCACTCCACCCAACTATCAGCGAGCAGGGCCACTAGAAAGCAGATGGTGACCACCACACCGCGCACAGCTTCCCGGCGTGCCCGGCGGCGCTCGTTTCGGGTACGGTTTTTCATATAGATACCGCCTCCCTGACTGTCTTCCGTTCAAATTCCTCTAGGTCTGAGGGACGATATACATAAGGCCCATACCGATTTCCGCCTAAGTTTAGAGCGGTCAAACGCCCCTCCCGCACCCACCGTTGAACTGTTGTGATCTTTACTCCGTAGCGATTCGCGACATCTTCGGTCGTAAATCGCGGTTCCAAATTCTCCATAACGTCCTCCTTTCTGCCTCAGTCGGTGCTACACCACCGGCCGGGGCGCTTTTTGTTGTCCGGTTTATCGGGATTGCTCTGTGGTATCCTGACTCTGCACAGAAATAATCCGGGTAAGCGCCTCCTTAAAGCGCCCGGCGGCCCCATTCCAACCGTTGCGCCACCCACTGTCTCGTGCTAAAATCAAATTGGCAAGCCAGATGGGAGGTGAAACTTTGAAAACAGATAAAGAACTTGCTGTGGAGCTTATGGGTAATTATCTTCGGGCCGTTTATTCTCAGGAAAAAATGAAGGCCCTTGACCCAGAAGGCTTTAAGAAAATTTTGAACGCCTGCTATGACGCCGTTAAGTCTCTCCCAACTGAGTAAGCGGGTCTCGCACTTCTTTCAGTCGGTCGGCTATCTCACACATAGCCGCTGACAGCTCCGCCAGATTCTCCGGCTTGCTTTCCGAAACCTCGGCCAGCAGCTCCAACTGCTTGCCGAGGATTTCTTTTACCTTTGTGCTGCCCATCAGGTTCACCCCTTTCTATCAGTCCTGTTTATTGGACATCGTTCCCTTCATAATTGGAGTGCATCGGTAAATCCAGAATTTCACGGATGGCCTGGACTACCTTTGGCGTGGAGAGCTGTCCGGTCTTAATCTTGTACATATAAGAATCATCAAAGTACAGGCCGGTCTTGCTTCGAACTTCCCCAATCAACCAAGTCTGCGGTTTGTTCAGGTCAATCAGTCGTTTGCCGATGTCCTTGCCGAACGCCGTAAGTTGTGCCATTCCATTCCTCACCTCCCTATATTGTGTTGTTGACATTTACGGAAAAGTGTAATATACTCTAGGTGTCAAGAAGAGGATAATTATAGATTTCCGTATGCCCATAATCAAATATTACCACGGTTTTCGGTAATAGTCAAGATGGTTTAATACGGAACTCTATATTTGTCGCCATGCACAAATATGGAGGGCCTTATATGTCGGATTTATATAATCGGATTATGTCTCTGTGCGAAGAAAAGGGTGTATCTGGATATAGAATGTGCAAAGACATTAAGATACAGCCTAGCATTCTGACAGATTTAAAAATGGGTAGGCAAAGCGGACTTTCAGCGAAAAACGCCGATAAGATGGCGGCCTACTTCGGTGTTTCTGTTGGTTTTCTTTTGGGCACAGAAGCAAAAAAAGCACCCACCCAGGAGGGTGAGCACGAGATAGGCTTTGATGATTTTACCTATGCCTTTTACGAAGAATCCAAAGATCTCCCTGATGAAAAGAAAAAAATGCTCCTTGAGATGGCTCGCTTTATGAAGGCAGATATCGAAAAAGAGAAAGGGTAATAGCCTATGGATAGGCTCTTAGCGCTTTATCAGAAACTCAGCCAGTCTGGAACTAAATTCTATATGTGGGATTTGAACGACGATAAGGCTGTCACTCTAGAAGTGGGCGGGACGTATGGGATATTTATGGACTTCGACAATATTTCTTCTTCCAAAGATGAGGCTGCTGTCGTTGCTCACGAAGGCGGCCATGCGTCCACAGGGGCCACGCATAAGGTATGTAGTCCATTCGATTTAGTTGAGAAACATGAGTATAAGGCTTGGAAGTGGGCCGTTCAAAATTACATATCAGAGGATGATTTAGATGAAGCTGTAGCCGATGGGTACACGGACATTTACTCTTTAGCTGAACATTTTGGAGTCCCCGAGGACTTTATGCGCAAAGCTGTCTGTTGGTACACACACGGGAATCTAGCAGCAGAATTGTATTTTTAGTAACCTACCGCCGGAGAGCGGAATAAATAAGAGAGGATAGATATTATCATGAAGAAGGTCATTTTCTGTCTAGCGATGTCAGCGGTGCTTACGGTTCCTTTGTGCGCTTGCTCCCAAAATCCTTCGCCAACCAACAGTTCAGCGCCTCCTGTTACAGCGGGTGATAGAACACCGGTGGCTTCTATGGAGCCGACCCCAACATCGGCTATAGAAGCCACCGGACTTGCACTTGGTGAAACGGCAGAAGTCGGGGACTGGACTGTATCTGTGACTGCCTTTGAGTTTTCTACGAAAATAGACAATGGTTATGGGTACTTTTCTCCAGATGAAGGGAATCAGTATGGCGTTGTCTCTATGACGGTTACAAACAACGGAACCGAAACAGGCACATTCTGGCCTTCTTTCAGTCTTGGAGACGATATAATTGGCGGAATAACATATGACGGGACATATGAATATTCGTCCGTACAGTTGCTTGCTTATGATGAGGATATGCATAACAAGTCTATGAACCCGTTGACCACAGCTACCGGAAAGATTGTTTTTGAATTGCCCGATGCTGTTGCCGGTGATACTGCGCCTCTTGTGATTACGATTTCTCAGGGAAGTAACTCCGCTACATTTAACCTACGATAGGAAGTCCTCACAACGACCATCACCGTCACCCAAATGACTTGAAGGAGGCATTCTGATGTTAGACGAAAAAGACTTACAGTCTATCCAGACCATGATTGACGCATCCATTCGGGCGTCTGAGAAGCGCATGATTGCCTATTTTGATACGGATGTCATGCCGAAGTTTGACTTGCTGGCGGAGGGGTTACAAGGCGTACAGGCAAAGTTAACTCCCATGACCAGAATAGAGGCCATAGAGGATGACGTGGCTCTCTTGAAACAGGTTATCCGCTCCATGAGTAAGGAGCTGGCCGATCTGAAAAAGGCGCAATAAAAAACCGCCCCCGGTGCTACCAACACCGGAGGCGAATATGGTACAGAGTGCTACCAACATCCTGTACCAAGCAAAATGCCCCAGCCTCAAAACCAAGGCACCTTTGCGCCCTTTTATTGTACCTGACCAGGCGCAAAATTGCAATAGAAGGAGGATACCCCCATGAAAGAAAAAAATCCAAACGGAGAGGGCTCTCTGCGCCAAAGAAAAGACGGTCGTTGGGAGTTTCGCGTCAAAGTTGAAGGTCGCACCACCCCCCTCTCCTTTTACTCCAAAGATAAAGATGGCCGCGGTGCCAAAAAGAAATACAGGGACTGGCTGAGAGAGAGTGGCGGCGAAGCGGTCGAGAGCGTCAAGACTGTAGAAAAATGGGCCCGCACTTGGCTTGAAGTCAGTAAAAAGGGGCGTGTCGCCCCCAAAACATACGAAAACTATGAGTATTATATCGAAAAATTTATTTTACCAGAGATCGGGCGTATGAAACTGGATTCCGTGCGGCCTGTACACATCGAACAGATCTTTGCAAAGGCTGCAAGTTTATCCCACTCAGCTCGAAATGAGATCAAGGTCTGCCTCAACGGTATCTTCAAGTCCGCACGAAAAAACCGTCTGTGTAAGGCCAATCCAGCAGAAGATATATCCCTCACCCGGGACCCAGCGAAACCCCCAAAGGTACATACCCTAGAGGAAGTACGTGCCATCCTCACTTACGCTCCCTCTCACAAATGGGGGGCTTATGTGGAATTGGCCCTCTATACCGGACTGCGCACCGAGGAGCTGTGCGGCCTCATGTGGTCCGATGTTGATCTCCAAGCTGGCACCCTCACCATTCGCCGGGTAGTAGCCGAGGTCGAGAACGACGACCCAGACGCTCTCATGCAGCCAGATAAGACAGGCCAAGTGAAGCGTCGCCGAAAGTACGCCTTGGTCGATACTACCAAGAGCCGGAGAGAACGCGTGGTGGCCCTAAATGACGCAGGTACCGATGTGGTTAAGTCAATCCCCAAAAACGGCCTGTATGTCCTCCCAGGGCCCGACGGCGGATTCTTGAAGCCACCTATATTCGCCCATCGTTATGCCGCCGTCCTTCGGGATCTTAACGCCACTCTGCCAAAGGATCAGCAGGTGCAACAGCTTTCTCCGCACAAAGCACGACACACTTACGCCACAGCCTTGTTGGAGGGTGGAGCTAGTATTCGCTCAGTGCAGGACCAGTTGGGTCACGCCAAATTATCCACTACCCAAATCTACACTCATGTGGACTTGGAGGCCCGAAAGAATAATGTAGTCAAGTTGGCATACTAAGTGCCAGCTTCCTCCATTGCTTTGTCTATCGCCTCGTTTATAAATCTATTTGTACTTTTCCCTTGAGACTTTGCATATTCTGCAATTATCCGTCGCTTTCCCTTCGGTACAATGAGGTCAATTCTGTCATACGCCTTTTTGTTATAGCGAGAGGTCGCTTCCTTCTGTGCCTCTGAGTATGCCAATGACCTCACCCCTTTTCATGGTATGGTCATTATACTTATACTACTGGAAGTATTGTATAATTCCATAAGTATATATTTGTTATAAGTAACCGTTTTTATACTTACGGAAGTATGATATAATAAGAAAACCGGGTAGGAGTTGGTGCCTCCTACCCGGCAAGGACTTACTCTAGCATATCCAGAACGGCATCTTTTAGGTGCAGCGGTGAGAGGCTATACCTGTTAAATGCCATGACCATGCGAAAGACCAGTTCCGCATCGGTCGATACGTCCTGGAGGATCTGCACGGGGCCTTGATGGAGCAGGCCATAAGCTACGATATCGTAGCTATAGTACGTGCCGACCTCTGGGGCGTATTTTTTTCTCCTAAAGATAAAGTAAGAAATAGGCAAGATGTTTCATCCTTTCTCTCTTTCTATTAGGATGCATCAAGCCTTTGGAGGCCCCCGACACCGTACCGGAGGGCCTCTTTTTTCTACCCAAATTCTGACCCAAATATTTAAGTTTTTAATTGATTTATTTGGGTCAGTTTGGATAAATTGAAAAAATAGGAAATTAGCTGTATAGCCATTCCAGGCGCTCTGCCAGTGCATAGAAAAATCCCCCGCATCTATTGGGATGCAAGGGATTTAGAAAAATAAAACGCCCCACCTACTGGCAGGACGTTTTATTGGTGGAGGAGGGTGGATTCGAACCACCGAAGCGAATCGCAACAGATTTACAGTCTGCCCCCTTTGGCCACTCGGGAACTCCTCCGTATGAACTTGTTGGAGCTGGTGGACGGACTCGAACCCCCGACCGGTTGATTACAAATCAACTGCTCTACCAACTGAGCTACACCAGCATACCAGCTCGTCCACAGCGAAGGTTAGTTTAACAGACACGGAGGGATTTGTCAAGGGAAAGTGGTATATTTTTTTACAAATTTTTTTCGGGAGGAATGTGCCATCCAGCCAGAGGTATGGGCGGATCCGCTGCGGGATGTGCAGCGGGTTCCGCCGCGGGGCTGGTGCCCCCGGTGCCGCTCAGAGCTCTACAGCGGGGAGCGGGGACTCTGTCCCGCCTGCCTGGCCGAGCTGGAGCGCGGCCGCACACAACAAGAGGAGGAGAACAGACACACAA